CGCAGAAGTAGATAGAATCGGCTAATTGATGGCGATCACCCTATCAACAGACGGGTACTGTGCCGCCTCTGATGTTGCTGCGCTTCTACAGCAGTTGACGATTGACGCCAACAGCGACCCAAGCACCACAGAAGTCGAGACATTCATCACGCAATATTTCGGTGAACTCGGCGGCATGTTGGTGGGCGCCAATTACGTGCATCCGGTCAGTCAGTCGGGTGGCTCGTTGGCTGTTTCTGCTGGCACCATCAGAACGGAAGATGCTGGATATACATCTGATATGTGGCTGTCTTTCCAAGGCAGCGGCGGCACGCTCTCGGGCGTCGTTCGCAAAGGTGACTTCTTCACCCTTGGCACCGCCCAACGGTATGCTGTCACACATTGGGCCGAGGTGGACGACGATGGCCAAGTCTCGGTTCGGTTCTCGCCGTCACTGGAGAACGACGTTCCTGCATCCACTGTTGTGACGTACACAAGTGGCGCAGGCGCTGCCAACGTCCTTAACCGACTCAATACGCTCGGCGCAGCCATTCACACGCTCACAGCGGCGTATGGCCCCGATGCTGATCCGGCTATCGTCGATCCGATCATCAATGAGCGTGACCGGCTGTACAATGCGATTAAAACGCGCACGGTCGTCTTGCTTGGCGCTGACATGATGGTCACAACCCGCACATCAGGCACATCGAGGCTAATACGGAAATGAGCAAGAAAAAAGAAGTAACTGCTGCAGTTGTTCGCACTTATTGCACGCGCGGCGATATGGTCGGCACGTCTCGACCTGACGGCGGGCACATCACTGCCGTCAGTGAGGATGACGACAAATACATCGAGCAGGCTGCCGAGCTTGTCACCGCCATGTTGGTGGGGCATCCGACACCAGACAGCAAGGTTACGATTCTTGCCGCCAGGTGGGCCAATATCAGCGCTGCTGTGGATCTGCGCTGTTTGGGTGAGACTGGGGCGCGCACGGAAGCAGCCATGTCTGCGATTGACCCGACTGCTTTTGATTCCCTCGATGGCTGAAGCATTGCGCGTCATAGTGCATGGGGTCGATCAACTCGACAAAACCTTGGGCGTATATGCGGCACGGCTAAAACGCCCGTTCCGAAAAACAGATGCCCGGCGGCGCGTCACAAGCTACGTGAACAAGGAAGCATCCAGACAGATCAAGCACGGTCAGCGTGGAGATTATGCCAAGCTGTCGCCGCGATACGCAAAGTGGAAGCACAGGAATTACCCAGGCCGCCCGTTGTTGGTTATCACTGGCCGCACCGTGCGATCTATTACAGATCACACGTCAGGAGACTTTCACGACAAGGTGAAGCATGGCGGCAGGACGATGGAGGTGGGGAGCAATTACCCAATCGCGGCGTACCACCAGAAGGGCACCAGACACATGCCCGCCCGCCCGCTGTTCAGGATGACACGCCGGGTGGCTGAACGCATGGCAGAGGTTATCAGCGATGCTCTGACCACGGGTTTAAAGTAAATGGCTGGAACGCGCAACCCCGAGGGCGTCATCACCGCCATGAAGGCGATCCTTGAGGCCGACACCGGTGCAAAGTTCGACGCACTCGACACAGAACACAGCGCCAGCGGCAGCGAGGTGCTTGCAGACATCGGCAAAGTGTGGTTGGCGCCACAAGAACGCTTCCAAGGTCAGGATTTGCCTGCCTTGGTCATTGTAGCATCGGGGACTGAGTGGCTGCAGGATTTCGGCAGTGAGGGCGTATATAACCACACCATTGCGATGGAGGTGGTGCTGCGCGGCAACAGCCGAACTTCTGCCTATGCACCCGAGGAACTACTCACCATCAAACTCCAGCGGATGGTGCGGGGAATTATTGAAGTGCTGGAGAACAAGCGTCAGTTGACTGTCAGCAGCGTCAATTATTGCGATTTCCTCGCCTTCATCGGCGTGGCATATAGTGAGTTGTTCGACACTGACGACAACCCGATGGAAAAACGCGCCGAGATTGATTTCCTCGCGCAAATATCTGTTTAACAGGAGAACCAAAGAATGGCTAATCAATTTCAGTACGGTGAGGAGCAGGTCGGGTATGCTGTCGCAGAGTCAACGTATGGCGTGGCAGTGGTACCTGCAGCAACAGACGGGTTTCGTGTAACATCTTTTGATATTACGCCAAATTATGACCGCCCCGAGGTGCCCGAGACATTGGCCACGCGGTCGCTACAAGAGCGCATCGCGGGCCGCAAGTCGTGCTCGTTTGCCATCAATCTGATCAACCGCCCAAGTGGCACAGCAGGGACGCCGCCTGATTATCACCTGCTGTTGAAGCACGCATTGGGCACTTATACGAACAACAGCAGCACCTCTGATGTTTATACCCCGCTGAAAGATCCATCTGCCTTGTCGCTGTCTGGGTACAGATTGTTGGAAGGCGTGCTGGAGGGGTTCTACGGCGGTGTCCTCAGTGATGTCACGTTTAACTGGTCTGGCGATGACTTCGGCACGATCTCATTCTCGGGCGAAGCCAAGGAGATGCTCTGGGCAGGCACCAGTGCCACCAATGGCACCGGATCGTCGGCCACCGCGTTGATCGTTGACGATGGCTCGTTCTATTCCAAGTACGCAGTGATTGACATTAATGGCGCAGGCAGCGCAAAGCAAGTTTCTGCGGTGAGCAACGAAACACTGACCATTGCATCGAGTTCGTGGAGCGACGGCCAGGTCATCGCTCCATTTTTGCCCACTGCAACGGTCGCGGGGTCTGCGCTATATGGCACTGCCGGCAGTTTGTCGCTAAATGGTGGCGGTGCGACCATAAACAGCATCAGCGGCAGCGTGCAGATCAGCACGGGCATCAGTCTGGCAAACAACACGTATGGCAGCGCCAGCCCAAGCGGCGTGACGCTGCCATCACGACGCGGCGTCAGCGGTTCTCTGACGTTCTTGATCGAGGATGATGCCAATTACGCCAAGATTCGCGGCGAGACTTCAGACGGCACAGCGCAAGACATTGTCATCGACGTTGGTACCACAGCCGGCAGCATTTGCCGGCTGGATATGTCACGATGTGAGTTTGACGCCGCCCCGATCTCGGGTGGCTCTGGTTTGATCGAGGTGACGGTCAGCTTCACCGCATTGACCAGCACTGCGACGGCAACAGAGGACGAGATCACGATCACGTACCTGTAGGGGTTTTGGCCTAATACATATTCGGGCGCCGCGAGAAATGGGCCGCTCCATGGTCGGTAGATTAGCCTCCACACTGCCGATGCGGCGTCCGCAATCAACAGCACGGCCCAGGAGGAAAAATGGATTTAGGAGGATTGACTGAGTTTCGGTATGTGCCAAAGTTTCGCAACAACCGGGATCAGCCAGAAGAAGAACAGGTCAGCGTTGTGGTCAAGCGGTTATCGGCCATAGACGTGCTGCAAGAATTGACCGAGGATCAACTGTTTTCTTGGCGCGATGAAGCGTTCCACGATTGGGCAATCACCGAGAAGGAAGGCGACGAGGAAACCGTCAAAGGCTTTCAGGGAATTGCCGAGGGGTTGGATCTGTTGCCGGCCAGCACCATACTGGCCTTTCGCAAGGTCGTCCAGCACACGCACGGATACCGCAACATAACACACGGCGACAGAACGATCACCAAGGCACAAGAGATTTTTCTCTTGGCCCGCATAACTGACAGTTTTGAGCAGGAGGGCAATCTGCTTGTCGAGTTGTTGGCGGTGCTGCGTGAGACTGCAGCACTTACGGATGATGAACTAAAAAACTATCAGATGCCCTCCGATGGTGGAGCTATCCAGATAAACACAAGTGCGACGGGTGCCGTGGAGGGCACACCCCAGACAGTTGTAACGGGAAAGGCGGCCAAGACAGGAAGCTGAAGATTGGAAACAGGGCGTTCAACGGTTGCCCTGGTCTGACGATCAGTAAACTGAGTCGAGATATATGGCACGCTTTCGGGATGGCATACAGTCGCAGCCCTGGGTTCTCAGGGTGGACGTATACGCGACATCTGACGTTTGCCGACATGCTGCAGTTGCCGAACGTGCTGGCTCAAGGGTTTCAGGTTTGCGAGTTGGAACTACCGGCACTTCAATCAGAACTGAACGAGAATAATGGCAGACCTGAAGCAAAAACTGCGGGTAGAAGCAACATTCAAGGACGGCGTAAGCCGGGGCCTTGATGGAATCCGTGACAAGTCAGAGAAATCTCTTGGCAGCAAGACGGGGCTGGCATCACATGCTGGCATGGCCAAGGTTGCCATCGCTGGCCTTGCTGCTGGCGCCGTTGCTGCTGCTGTCAGCATCTCGCGCATGGTCACCAGCGTGGCCAAGCAGAACGACGAGATCGCCAAACTCTCGACGCGGTTGGGTGCATCAACTGAGGCTTTATCACAACTAAAGTTCGTGGCAGAACGCAGTGGGGTGTCCTTCGCCACGTTCACGATGGGACTGCAGCGGATGACCCGCCGCGTTGCCGAGGCCGCCCAGGGCACCGGTGAGTCGGTCAAGGCGCTGAAAGAATTGGGAATCGAGGCACGGGCATTGTCTCGATTGGCGCCCGAAGATCAGTTCAGCGCCATCGCTGAAGAAATCAGCAAGGTGAACAGCGCAAGCGACCGCGTGCGGCTCGCCATGAAATTGTTCGATTCTGAAGGCGTGGCGCTCGTGCAGACGATGACCGAGGGGGCAGCGGGCATCGCCAAGTTGCGAAAAGAAGCTGACACCCTTGGGTTGACACTCACAGGGAGCGCAGCAAAAGAAGCCGAAGAATTTCAGGACAAAATAACCAATATCACCGGCGCTGTGGATGGTTTGACCAAGGCGTTCGCAGAGGGTGCGATTGGTGAACTGAACAAATTTGAAACCACAATCGGCAGCGCATCCATGCGACAATCTGCCGAATCCTTTGGTGGCGTCATCGGAACTTTGGCGGCACGGATGGCGGGGCTTGGAGAGGCGCTGTCATTGGTCTACAGCTTCCGCACTATGAGCCCACCGAAAGTGTTTGCGGAGCTCGCAGATAAGAATGCCAGTCCATTGTTTCCTGGCAGTGTTGATCAAACCTCATCGGCATCAAGAAGCGCCACACTGCGGCAGTTGGCATCAATAGCCGATCCTTCCAATAGTGTTTTCAAAACCACAGGCGGTGCCGGCCTGTTGGGTTTACGTAAGTCTGGCCTGGCTGATGTTAGCAACGCAGGCGCACCGGTGGGCACTGCAAGCATATCACAGGGCAGCAGTGCGATTCCGCAACTGATCACTGGTGGGCCGTCAGCAGTAAAAGCCGGCGAGATCGCCGGCCAAGGGTTCACGCTCGGCTTTGGAAAAGCTGTAAATGCGCACGATCAAGGTGTCGCCAACGCCGGCAGCAACAGCAGCGTGTTGGGGATGTTGGCCTTTGGTGGCAGTAACAGCAGTGCTGACAGCATCGACCGCATCAGCGACAGAACAGGCGACCGTGCAGCAGCCAAAGTGTTGCAGGGCTGGAAAACACGCACGGCAAAAGACGCCGAGTCGGATATCACGATCCCATTTGCTGATGTGGCATCAACAACCGGCGAGCGGTTTGTGGGTAGTCTCAATACATCACTGCAGGCCGGGCTGACTGATCTGATTCTCAATAGAGACTTCGGCGATGCCCTCAAGGTGTTTGGCGCCAATATGGGCGTATCAATCGCCCTTGAACTTAGCGGCGAATTGTCCGATAAAATTACTGATAAGGTTAAGGATCTCGGCAAAGACAAAAGCACTGAGGATTTCATCGAGGCCGGAAAAGGGATCGGCAAGAATATCAGCAGCGGGTTTAGCAAAGGGTTCGGCGGCGTGGCAGATAGCCTGGGCGTCGATAGTGCCACGGGCAAGAAGATCAGCAACGCTCTCGGTGACGCACTCGTTGGCGGCGTAGTTGGTGCAGGTATTGGAAGCCTGATTGGCGACGAGGTTGCATCCAAGGCGGGCTCCATTGGCGGCGCCCTGGGCGGTGCGTTTGCCGGCCCGGTGGGTGCTATGGTCGGTTCGATTACCGCAGCTTTGGCCACGAAAATGCCGGTGGCTGGCGAAGTTTTCGCTGACCTGTTCGGCATCGCAGACGGCCAAAGCAAGGCGCAAGAACTGGGAACCGACATTCAAGCATTTGGTGGGCTTGAAGGATTCTTCAAGCGCATTGGCGGCCTCGGTGGCATCAAGGGCGACCGTGCCGAGCAGATCAACAGCGAGGCAGGCGGGGACGCCCTGCAGCGCCTTATTCGCATGCAGTTTGGATCGACTAAGGGGCAAGCGGTTGATGTGGTGAAGATCCTGCAGATGGCGGGTTTGGACCCCGGCGGTGCTGGCGCTACCGATCTCATCGGCACCCTATCCAGCACCGCCGGGCTGCAGTCATCGCGCAGTGAAATCAATAACGTGCTTACCTCTATTGGTCTTGGCAGCGACGTGAAGCAGATTAACGCGGGCACCGTGTCGCGGCAGGTGACCGACAAGGGCGATATTGTAACAGACAACACCGGCGGTGGATCAAGGCTGATTGATGGCGGCGATGGGTGGCTCTACACCACCACGGGCCAAAGGGTGCGCCGCAAAGAAGAAGCGCCCGTAAGTGTTGGCACTCCAGTAACGCCCGTGGGCGGTGGCAACACTGATCGCGTCGAAAGCGGGAACCTATTCGACGACTTCTTTGCCGATGCTGATAATGGTCGGCAAAGGTTGTCAGTAAGCGAAGGGGGGGCTCGTCTTGGCGCAGGACAAATCAGCCTGTTTATCGAGCAGATGGGTGCCTCGATTGGCTCACCCAAGGGCAACAACATACTCAATCTGATCAAATCCAAAGGCCAAAACCAAGGAGCCCGCCAATATCTGAGCGAGTTCTATGACATCGTGGCCCGCAACGGCTACCACGGCATGGTCAACCGCCCAACCACCATACTGGCCGGCGAGGCTGGCCCCGAGCGCATCGACATCGGCCCGAGCGCAGGATTCCAAGGCGGTGCCAGCAACGGGCGGCAGACGGTCATCCACTTCAATGTCAACGTGAACAGCCTCGATCCTCGTGGTGTGCGTGATCTGATGCAGGGCGAGGTTGGGGATATGCTGCTGGAACGCATCCGCGAGTCGTCGATACGCGGCGAAACAGTCATATACAACACCGGCGTTGCCACGCCACCGAGGGTTTAACCAATGGCGTTTCGCATATTATACAATGCTGCATCTGATTTGCCTTCTGCCGTGATCACATCAAGCAGCCAAGGCGCCAGTAATACGGATGACAATGCTGTCGATGATCGAGTCGGGAAGGTGTGGCGCACAGATTCAGACACTGCCGAGTGGCTCAAATTTGATCTGGTTGTCACCAGCAAGAAGGTGGATTGTGTGGCACTTTTAAACCACAACTTGACCAGCGGGGCCACGGTCACGTTCGAGGGCCACTCGGCAGACTCTTGGGGGTCTCCTACCGTGGAGGAAACGCTGACTGTAGCAACTGACGCAGACGGCAATGTGATCGACCGCATTGTTCACTATTTCACGCAGGACAATCTGCGATGGTGGCGTGTGGTCATCGACGATGGGTCCAACAGCGACACATACATCCAGATCGGGCGCGTGATATTTGGCGAGTATTATCAAGTCACCCGCGATTTGTCTGCCGACATGCGCGTGGAACGTGTGGACCCATCAGAGGGGGCAAAGATACCCGGCGAGGTGCCTGTGCTGACGCAGAAAGCACGCTTTCGGCGCATCCGGTCGTCGTTCCAGTTCATCGGGCAGACCGAGGCCGACAAGTGGGACGCCATCTTCGACCATATGGGAAACTCGCGGCCCGCCGTCATCACATGGGACACCACCAGACCAACCAAGTCATCGGCCTATGTCTATTTATCCACGCCGCTGGATCTCGCCCACCAGTTCGCCAGTTATTTCGACATCATGTCGTTGGTGTGGGAAGAAAAGACCAGATAGATGGCTTTCATTGGCACAAATACAACCGACAGTTGGCATGTCTTGTTGGAGGTAGCCCTCGACGGCGGCACGGTGCGCTATGCCGACCAGGACATTGCGATGAACAACGGCACGGCGTACGATGGCCGCATTGAGTCGATCCCTGTGTTGCGCCTGTCTACGGGCGCCCTGCTCGACCCTCGGCTTGTGTCGCCCTCTATGACCATCAGCCTGCGCGATGCCGACAGCGTGGTGCGTGACAGCACTGACGGCGAAGAATGGGGCAACCGAGCGGTCACCATCAGGATCGGCCAAGGAACAACCATAGGGGATTACGAGGTGGTTTTCTTGGGCGTTGTTGCTTTTCCTGGTGGGATGCAGTGGGATGCTACCAGCCTGCGGTTCAGTGTGGACGACATCCGCAGCAAGGATGCATTGACGCTGCCAGCCACGCGCCTGGAGCCTGCCACCTACGGCAACATGGAGGAAAGTGCCAAGTATTTGCCGATTCCGTTGGTTTATGGCGATTGGCAGACCACAGCCGGCGGTGGCGAGCAACTGCCGGCGTATCAGATCGACAGCACAGCAGGCACTGGCGGCAAATTCAAGATTGCATCGCACGCCCTCAAGAGCATCCAGAAGGTGTGGAAGGATGCGTCAGACATTACAAGCAACTGCTCGCTGGATGCTGCCAACGGGGAGTTCACGATAACCACCGGCACATATACGGCAGCAAATACTGTCACAGTCAACGTGCAGGGCGCCACGCATAACGGTGCAACCGGCGGGACGTTGTTGCAGTCTCTACCTGACATCTTGGAGAACATCCTCAAGACGCACATGGGTGTTTCTTCGGGAAACATTGATAGCACCGCCTTTGCAGCATGGGAAAGTGAGCTCGGCACGAATGATTACGGGCGGCGGTGGATTGGCGCAGACATCAGCAGCGACGATCTGATCCGCGATTTGTTGCTTGAAGGATTCGCCGACATCACCATCGAGGACGGGTCTTATAAGCCGGTGTATAGAGTAGTTGACACCAGCAGCATCTCCACATCGTGGCAGTCGGCGAATATCCGCGAGCGCACGGATGGCAGCAAGGATTTCAGCGTACAGCGCGACCCCGAGCGTATTTTTACCAATGACGTGGTGGCTGATTACCGTTACGCACCAACCGCCGCCTCGTACAAGGTTACATACAGCAAGCAAAACGCAGCCAGCATCAGCAGTCTTGGCACCACCAAGCGGCGCAGGATGGCGTTCAACTGGCTGTATATCACAGCGGGTGCAGAGACGAGAACCAACCGCGAGGCGTTTCTTTTTAGCACCGAGCCAGAGGTGCCGACCATTGGCCTTGACCCCGAAGCACTGACCAAGGGGCCGACAGATCAGTTCCTGTTGACTCATTCCAAGTTTGTCGCCACGCCCATGCAGATCCGCACGATCAACCTGGATCTGCTTGCAAAGAAGGCGACGGCAACGTGCTGGAATATGAACAGGCTGGCGCCGGGGCATTGGAGCGGCAGCAGCGCACCAGTGTGGGGGTCTGCCACAGCGTTGCAGAAAATAGATCAAGGATTCTGGACCGACTCAAATGGAAGGGCAGACGCAAGTGACGCAGACAGTACTGGATCAGTCTGGTTTTAATGGCTCACGCCCTCGATTGGTGGCAATGGTCTTTGACGCCGCTGATGTAGATGTCGAGGACATCACACCCTACGCTGACGCACCTGTCGATGTGCAGCTTGATATTCTGGCAGTACGGCGCACGGTGGGGGCATTGCTTTCAGCCCGTGACGAGATGGACGCAATGGCTGACATCCACGAGGCTGACGCAGCAGAAGCAGAGAGCAAGGTTGGCGGCGAAAAAGTCACGCCGATCCAGGACAAGAGATTGGCGGCCCAAGCTCGACGTTCCCACATTATGGCTGAACGGTGCCGTTTCCAGAAGCGGCAGAACGAATTGGAAATAATGGCCCACATGAACAGGAAACAAGGATAGGGGCACGGCATGGCATGGACCGCATCACTTAATGTTTCGGTTGGGGACGCCACAAAGGAAACTGACTACGATCAACTTGTAGCAAATGCAGAGTATTTGCAGACGCTGGCAAATGCAGAGCACGATTTCCACGTCGGGACCGGCGACGGCGGGCACAAAAGTATGACATTCCCAACCGGCGCAACGCTGAACTTCAACAGCGGCGACATTGTCCTTACTCACAGTTCTAACACGCTTACGCTGACAGGTGGCACGGGAGTTGGGTTTGCGGCAGCGACCACAGACTGCAAGTTCGGCGTCTACCATTCAGCCGGAACGGCCAATGTAACAGGTGACGGCACTGCATTCACGATGACGTATCAAACGGAGGTATTCGA